TTTTTACTTACGGTCAAATCCTTTTCTGGATCAACTGTTAGCATAAAAGGTATCATTGCTAATCCTTTTTCTGACATCATTGCCATAAGTGGTTGTTTTAATTTTATTGTGCTTGTGTCGTCTATGATTAATTTTCCTACTATTTCTTCTCCTGACGAAAGTCTAACCGAAATCACATCACCTGTTGTATAAGGGGCTTCTATTAACATTTTATCCTTTATGCATAATGTTTTGATAATTCATTGTTTCTACATATGTGATCATTTGATCACATCCACCAATACTTTTACCATCAATAGTAATTTGTGGAAAAGTTTTTGCACCTGGAAACCATTCAAGAATTTGTTCTCTTGAAAAATCTTTGTCTAATTGTTTGTACTCGTAATCTAACTTCCTTGTCTCGCAAAATAACTTTGCTTGATGACATTTAGGACAAGAACTTTTTCCATAAATTTCAATCATAGTGTGAATCCCTTTAGTGAGTCTTTTGTTACGTCTTGTTTAATTCCACCAACAATATAACTTTCAACTTCTGTTTCTTGCGGAGCTACTTGGAGTCCTGCACTACTCAACCAGTGTGTTGTCCATGGTAAAGGATTTGTGTTAACTGGTTGGCTAAAGATTGTGTCATAACCTAAAGATTTTAGTCTTCGATTAGCAATGTACTCAACGTATTGGCCCAATAACGTATTATTTAAGCCTATCATTGATCCGTTTTCGAAAAGATAATCAGCCCATGCTTTTTCTTCATTAACACAATCTTGCCATAAAGCATAGACTTCTTGCTCGCATTCTTTTGCAATATCAACCATATCAGGATCGTCTTTTCCTTGCATCCACAATTTCAATACATGGGTGCTAATGGCTAAATGTTGTGCTTCGTCTCTTGCAATGAGACTAATAATTTTTGCCGAACCCTCCATAAGCTTTAGTTCTCCAAAACCAAAAGTACACGCAAAGGAAACATAAAATCTCAAGCCTTCAAGAATATTTACCGTCATCATTGCTAAAAATAAACTTTTTTTGAGTATTTTTTTATCAATAGATTTATCATGCATATACTGATTTGATAATCCTAAAAACTTGTCATAGTATTTTGTAACACTAGTTGCCCTTTTAATAATCATTTCATCATCTAGTATAGTATCAAAAACCTCACTAGGATTAGGGTAAACATTTTTCATTATATAAGTATAGGATCTACTATGGATAGTTTCGAAAAAATCCCAAGTTACAATACAACCTTCTAATTCTGGTAAAGAGGTAGTTGGTAAAAATGCAAGACATGGACCTCGGCCTTGAACACTGTCTAGTAAGGTTTGGTACTTTAAATTAGCAGTAAAGATATGTTTTTGTTCCGGACGAAAGTTTTGATAATCTGATCTGTCTTTTTGTAGATTTACTTCCTCTGGTCTCCAAAAATATCCAAGCATGACTTGATTTAATTTATCAAATTGCGGAAATTTATAAGTATCATATCTTTGCACGTTTTGGTCAGCACCAAAAAACATCGTTTGCTTTGCAAAATCTATTTTTTCTCTGTTAAACACTGTTTTCATTATTTTCATTCCTCTTTGTTAAATCTCACACGCTTCGCAATAATCTTCACTATCATTTTCAGTCATTATTTCTTTTTCGTGTGTCTGTGTATCCTTTTCTGGCTCCTCTGTCACATCACTAGGATCTAGTTTATAATCATATGTGTTTTGATAGTAACTTGTCTTCCACCCTAATTTATACGTAGTTAAAAGATCTTTGATCATCACACTCATAGGTACTTCGTTATCTGGAAAATACACCGGATTGTAACTCCAGTTACCACTTATAGCTTGATCAAAAAACTTTTGCATTAATGCAACAATGTTTATATATCCTTCGTTGCTTTCCATTTCCCACAATAAAGTATAAAAGGCTTTTAAGGTCTGGTATTGGGGGACGATTTGTTTTAGAGGACCTTTTTTACTTTTTTTAACTGATAAGTAGCCTCGCGGTGGTTCTATTCCATTTGTTGCATTAGAAACTACAGAACTACTTTCTGACGGCATTTGTGCTGATAACGTGCTATGCCGTAATCCATACAATTCTATTTCTTTTCGTAACGCCTCCCAATCAAGTTTAAGCTCCACATCTATAACTGAATCCACCTCTTTTTTGTATGAATCAATTGGTAAAATACCTTTTGAATACTTTGTTCGAGAGTATTTTTCACAGGCTCCTTTTTCTTTTGCAAGGTTGTTGCTAGATTTTAGCAAATAATATTGAAATGCTTCTGTTAACGTATGTACCAACGACCATGCATTTGGATCATTATATGTTACTTTGTTTTTTGCAAGATAATGAGCCAATCCAATATATCCAATTCCTAGACTTCGTCGTGCCTTAGTGCTTATTTCTGCAGCTAATACAGGGTATTTTTGATAATCAATTATCTCTTCTAGTGATCTTACAGCAATATCACATAAATCTTCCAAGTCACTGATGTCTTTTAGAGTTCCTATGTTGATTGCACTTAGAATGCAAAGTGCTATTTCTCCCTCTTTGTCATCTATATGTTGTATAGGTTTCGTTGGTAGCGTTATTTCTTGACATAGATTTGACATGTAAACTGGATCAATAAAACTACTATGTGTATTGCAATGATCAACATTCATTATATATATTCTTCCTGTTTCTGCCCTTTCTTTAATCAGTGACGAGAACAAGGTCATAGAATCTATTTTTTTCTTTTTTATGCTTGTAGCTCTTTCGTATTTTTCATAGAGGTCTTTAAACTTATCTGCATCACTAAAATATGCTTCGTACAAATCAGGAACATCATGTGGTGAAAACAACGTAATTTCTTTTCCTTCTATTAATCTTGTATACATTGTTTTATTTAATTGGATAGAATAATCTAATTTCCTTGCACGATTATCCTCTGTACCCTTATTATTTTTTAAAACTAGTAGGTCTTCAATTTCTTGATGCCAAATAGGAAAATGCACTGTTGCACTGCCACCTCTAACTCCATTTTGTGTACAACATCTTACGGTTGCTTCGAATTTCTTTAAAAACGGAATAACACCAGTATGTGCTACTTCTCCTCCTCTAATTTTGCTATTGACTCCTCTAATACGTCCTGCATTCATACCAATACCAGCTCGTTGTGCAATATATTTTCCTACTGCCATGTCAGAGGAAAAAATACTGTCTAATGTGTCATCTATATCAACTAGCACACAACTTGCAAATTGTCTTACAGGAGTTCTCACACCTGCCATTACAGGTGTTGGTATGTTAATTTTAAAAAGGCTAATAGCATCATAGTATTTTTTTACATAATGCATGCGAATGTCGTTTGGATAATTTGCAAATAAAGTTGCTGCAATCATCATATACATGTATTGCGGCGTTTCAAACAAAGCACCAGTAGATCGATCTTGACACAAATATTTGTCAACTACTTGTCTTAATCCAGCGTAAGTAAAATTTTCATCTCTTTTATGATTTATGTAACTGTCTAGTCGGCTTATTTCCTCTAAAGAATATTTGTCTAAAATTTCTGTATCATAAACATTTTTGCTGATATTGTTGTTTATGATTTCTTGTAGTGTGCTTGGCTTATATTGTCCAAATACTTCTTTATAAATTGAATAAAGAAGTAGTCTTGCTGCAGCGTACTGGTAATTAGGATGTTCTAAAGAAATTAAATCACTAGCACTTCTTACTAATATTTCCTGTATTTCTGCAGTGCTCATGCCATCATAAAATTGCAGATTTGCATTCATTTCTATCTGGCTGCTACTAACTCCAGCTAAATTCTCACATGCAAATTCAACTACTTTGTGTATTTTATCAATATTCAAGTTTTCTTTGTTACCAGTTCGTTTTATTATTTGTATTGTCATTTTTTTATTCTTTAAGCGAGGTAAAAAATTTAAATTGTGTTAAATCAAAAGAGTGGATAATATTTATATCATCAAAATCAGATTGAGATAAGATTGATAGCTTGTTGTTGAGGTAACCTATTTTTATGTCATCTATAACCAAGCAGTAAGTCATTGGTAAGTTTCCTTTTTTGACTATCAATAAAACATATTTATCATAGGGTAGCGAGCCAAGGATAAAAGTATAAAAGATGATAAGTAGTAGGCTAAATTGGCAAAATTTATTGTTGTAAAATAATTCCCAAGGAGTAGGCCATGATTCTGGTTTCCAAGGATCAATCTGACTGCTTTGTAACCA